GCCGGCGCGCGCGGCCTATCCCTATGTCGCGCTCGACGCGACGACGGAGGCGGATTGGAGTCACAAGAACGGTGAGGGCCGCGAGGTCCTGATCGCGATTACCCTATGGGATGACCAGCCCGTGCGGCTGAATGCGCTGGCGGACGAGATCGAGACGAACATGCAGGCGCTCTCGCCATCGCCCGCCTGGCAGCTGGTGACGATGCGGATGATCCGGCGGCGCGTGCTTCGCGACGTCGCCGGGCCGTGGGCGGCGGCGATCGATTTTCGGGCGCGAATGCTGGCGGTGAGCTGAGCCCCACCCCTACCCCTCCCCTAAAGGAGAGGGGAAATAGAAAAGGAGAAGATTATGGCGGCGGAGCGCGGCAGCGCATTCCTGCTCAAGATCGGCGACGGGTCGCCGACCCCGAGCTACGCAACGGTTGCAGGACTCAAGACCACGCAACTGGCGATCAACGGCGACGCGGTGGCGATCACCAACAAAGGCAGCGGTGGCTGGCGCGAGCTGCTGTCCGGCGCCGGAGTGCGATCGGTTTCGGTCGCCGCGAGCGGGATCTTCACCGGCAGCGCAGCCGAGGCGCAGGTGAAGGGGCTGGCTTTGAACGGCGTTCTGGAGAGCTACGAGCTCAGCTTCGAGAGCGGCGATCGGATGCGCGGGAAGTTCCTGGTCACTCGCTTGGAATATGCCGGCGATTTCAACGGCGAGCGCAATTACACGCTGGCGCTCGAGAGCTCGGGCGAGGTCGCCGCGCTGTGAAGAAAGCCAACCCCTATCGCGGGGAGGCGATGCTCGAAGTCGCGGGCGAGGCGCTGGTGCTTCGGCCGACTTTCAGTGCGCTGATCGCGGCGGAGGAAGAGCTCGGATCGCTGTTCGAGCTCGTCGAGCGGGCGGCCGAGGGTGAGCTGCGCCTGGCCCAGATCGTCGCGCTGTTCGATTACCTCTCGAAAGGCCGCCCCGAAGCGATCACGCGCGAGCGGATCGGGGAAGCGGTGATCGAGAAGGGTCTCGCCAGGATCACGCCGATTTTGAGGACAGTGCTCGCGCAGATTTTGCAGGGACGATGAAGTTCGGCGAAGCAGCAGCTCGATTCAGCGGCTCGGCAAGCCTGCTGCTGGGCTGGCGACCGGATGAGTTCTGGAATTCAACGCCAGCCGAATTGGCGCTGGCGCTCGGCGGTATGCGCGAGGACGTCGATGCACCCGATCGCGAGACAATCGAGACGCTCCGTCGACGCTTTCCAGATCAGTAGTTGCGCAAGCCGTAGGCCAGAAGAAGAGCACCAATTAGCGCCACGATCGCGCTGAAGATCAGCGAGCCACTCAGGATCAAAACGAAGCTAATCGGCAACAAGCCAAACCCGATACGCGCGGCAACGTAGGGCAGCGTGAACGAGTCATCGGGCGGCCGCCAGAAGGGTTCTTTTTCTCGATAGCCGCTCATCAGAGCGCAATAACAGACGAAAGCCTGAAAATGGACGAGGAAATCGAGCGGCTGGTCGTCAGCGTCCGGGCCGATACGGCCGCGTTCGCGCGCGACGTCGCGGCGATGCGGGGCGAACTCGAGGGGCCGCTGGTCGCGGGCGCCGGGCGCGCGGGGCGGATGATCGACGGAGCGCTCGCTCGGGCGATCACGACGGGCAAGCTGGGGTTCGACGATTTGAAGCGGGTCGCGCTGGCGGCGATGGCGGACATCGCCCAGGCATCGCTCCGGGCCTTGTTCAATCCCGGCGGCGGAAGCGGCGGCTTCGGAGCGGGACTGCTGAGCGGGCTCGGGAGCCTGATCTCCGGCCTGCTCGGAGCTCCGGGGCGGGCAACCGGCGGACCCGTCACGCCCGGCCGCGGCTATATGGTCGGCGAGCGCGGGCCCGAGTTGTTCGTGCCCACGAGCGCCGGGCGGATCGAGCGCGTGGGTGCAACGGCGGGCCGGAACGTGCGGGTCGCGATCGCAATTCAGTCGCCGACGCCGAGCGATCCGCAAGTGCTTCGCCAATCCAGCCGGCAGATCGCGCGAGCGGTGCGATCGGCGCTGGTGGAGCGGCCATGAATCATTGGTTCACTCGGCCCGACGCGCCGATCATCCAGACGTTCGTGAAGAGGTTCGATCCGCTGCACTGGAGCGTCGACTTCCCGCGCGGAACGATTGCGAGCGTCGTGACGACCGATGACGGTCACGGGCTCAATGTCCAGGCGGAGTTCCTTCGCAAAGGCGACCTCGTCGGGCTGATCTACGAAAGCGAGGACAAGCCCGCGCACCCGGCGCATGCGCGCGAAGCCAATCGCGATTATTCGGGCTGCACGCTGAGCTTTCGCTGGCAGTCGAGCGGGCTGATTGCGCTCGACCAACCCAACGGCCCGACCTTGACGATCGAAGGCAAGGGCGCCGGTGGAAGTCCCCGCACCTGGCTCGTGCGGCTGTGGAATTATGCGAGCGGGACGCCGACCAACGCGGTCGTAGCACTCGATTTCGACGCACTGGATGGTGGCTATTCACTGCCGGCGGATGCGGACCGGGTCGATCCACGCTTCGTCGACCGGATGTTTATCAGCCTGGTTCCGCCAGACTATGAGGAGGGCTCCGCGGTCATCAGGCCGGCGCCCGCTGGCGGTACGGCCACTTTGTCCGAAATCCGCTGCGACGGCCCGTCGAGCGTGCTCGCAATCAACGACGCGGTCGTGCCCGAGCACGCGCTGCGCATCGCAACCGCGTACGACGACATGTACAATTTGCCGCCCGAGCGGATCGTCCAGGCGATCGAACGGCTCGGCTATCGCAGCCTCATCAACCATTACATTGGAATGAGCCATTATTTCGCGCTGGACGGAGCGGGAAAGCTCGACCCGGCGAGGGCATTTAACGCGCCGGCGCTCGCCTGGCATCGCGATTTCGCACGGGCCGCGAAGGCTCGGGGATACGAGGTGATCTGGTCGGTCTCGTACGAGATCCTCGACATGTTCTGCCCGGAAGCGTGGAAGCAACGAGCGTTCGACGGGAGCCCGGCGCTGACCGCGTACGAGCCTCCGTCGACCCTGATTTCGCCAGCGTCCGCGCCGGGGATCGCGTTCCTGAGCAGCGTTGCCGACGAGCTCGTCGCGATCGCGAGCGAAGCCGGATTGCAGCCGCAAGTCCAGCTCGGCGAACCCTGGTGGTGGGTCAAGCCGGACGGCGCGATCTGCCTCTATGACGATGCGGCGAAGGCAGGGTTCGGCGGAAGCCCCGTCGAGATCGGCAACGTGCGCGGGCCACTGAATTCGGCGCAGCTCGCGCTGCTCGACCAGGCGGGCGCGGTGCTGGCAGCATCGACGGCGCAGATCGCGACCACGGTAACGCTGGCCGATCCGTCCGTGAAGACTCTGCTGCTGATCTATCTTCCTTCGACGCTGGACCCGGGGGCGCCGGAGGTCCGGCGCGCGAACGTGCCTGTCGGATGGGCTCGGCCGGCATTCGATGGGCTGCAGGTCGAGGACTATGAATGGGTGACGGGCCGGCGCGATGACTTGCGGTCGGTTGCGTATGCCCAAATCGACGCGAGGCTCGGCTATCCGCTGAACGAGCAGCAGTATCTGTCCGGGTTCGTCCGCACGGCCGACGATCGCGAGCAATGGGCGGCAATCATCGATGCGGCGCTCGAAGCGCGGGCGCGGGGCACAACGGAGGCGATCCTGTGGGCGCTGCCGCAAGTGCTTCGCGACGGGTTGACGATCTTTGGAGAGGAGCAGGCGGTGGCGCCATTCGACGACGTGACATTTCCAATCGAGATCGGGGCCGAGGCGAGCGTTTCGCCCGGTTTTTCAACCAACATCGTGACGAGCGTGAGCGGGTTTGAATCGCGCAATGCGAATTGGGCACAGGCGCGCTTGCGGTTCGACGCGGGGCCGGGTGTGCGGAGCGATTCAGAGCTTGAGACGCTCATCGCCTTCTTCCGTGCGCGGCGCGGGCCGGCGGTGGGCTTCCGATTCCGCGATCCGTACGATTTCAGTTCGAATGTTATGTCGGGCACGCCGACACCGACCGATCAGCCAATAGGAACCGGCGACGGCACGCGCGACCGGTTCGAGCTGGTGAAGACGTATGGATCGGGGGAGCAGCGGCGGATCACAAGGCCAGCCGGCGGAACGGTTCGCATCGCGCTGGGAGGAAATGAGCTGGTCAGTGGCTGGACGCTCGAGCCGCAAGGCGTGGTCCAATTCGGCGAGCCTCCGGCGGCGGGTGCGGCAGTCACCGCCGGCTTCCTGTTCGATGTGCCCGTCCGCTTCACGGAGGACCGGATCGAGGTCAACCGAGCGACCTTCCTTGCCGGGGAGGCGCCGAGCGTTCCGCTGATCGAAATTCGCGAGGCATAAAGATGACGAGCATCGTCGAGGGCGAGCTGACCAGCGTTGCGCTGTGCTGGCGCCTGGACCGGACGGACGGAGCGGGTCTCGGGCTCACGAGCCATGACCGGCCAGCCCGGAAGGATGGGGTCAATCATGTTCCGACACCCGGCATCGTCCCTGCCGCGGTGACCCGCAGCCTTGGCCTCGAGCCGAACTCGAGCGAGGTCACCGGGGCACTTAGCAGCGATGCACTCGACGAGCAGGACCTGGCGCTCGGTCGGTGGGATGCAGCGGCGGTCAGCCTCTTCGCGATGGACTGGAACGATCCGGAGGCCGACGCGATCGATCTTGTGGCGGGCGAGCTTGGCGAAGTGTCGATCGACAGCGATGGCTTCTCGGCGGAACTCAAGGGCGTTGGGTCGAAGCTCGAGAACCAGGTGTGCCCATCGACGTCGCCGCAGTGCCGCGCGCAATTCGGCGACAGGAAGTGCCGCGTCGACCTAGCCGGGCGGACGCGGCGCGCAACGATCGTTGCCAGCGGCGATGGGGAGTTGACGCTCGATCAACCGTTCGACGACAGCTTCCTCCTCGGCCGACTGCGCTACATGAGCGGAGCAAATTGCGGCCGTTCGACCGTCATCATCGCTATCGATGGGAATGAAATTCGAGTGCGCGATCTGCCGCGCGGCGAGATCGTTCCGGGATGCTGCGTCGACGTGCGCGAGGGCTGCGACAAGAGATTCGCGACGTGCATCCAGCGCTTCCAGAATGCGGTGAATTTCCGCGGCGAGCCGCATCTCCCGGGTGCGGACCTGCTGACTCGATATCCGGGCGCATAATCACATGGCGCACGATTATGGAGAGCACGCGCGAGCGCTGGTCGGAATGCGTTTCCGGCCGCAGGGGCGAAATCCCGAGATCGGCCTGGACTGCGTCGGACTTGTGCTCACGGTGTTTGAGATTGCGCCCGATGCCGTTCGCCGGAATTACCGCATGCGCGGCGACCATGGAGCGGA